ATATCTCCTTAGTAGCCGCTCGGCACGGTAAGGTTATCAATGTAAGCAGTCGCTGCAGGATTATTCACGAAGAACTGAGTTCCAATGACCATGTAGAAGATTTCCGCAGTGGCAACACCGCCCGACGGTCCACGAATCTCAAAGATTGAGCGACCATCAGTCTTATAGAAACCAAGCGGGAGAACTTCTCCACGTCCCCAAACAGAAGGATCAACGAAATCGATTCTGGTAGGATTCCAGTTGAATGACGGACGCACCGTAGCGCCAGCCATCTGCATGTTCCCACCAAAATACATATTCAAGCCTTCATCTTTATTCTGCTTATTAATCATAATAACAAGCTGTCCGATTTCCTCGTATGCCTGCTGCTGAGCAGGATGCATCCAAGCAACCGGATTGAACTTGTTATTGATACCAACCCTGTTACCCATCGAGTTGATAGCAAGGCGAGGCAGCGGAAGTGAAAGCGGGTTACTCGAAGCATTCACTCGATTTGAACGAATCTCGGGAGTATTGGCGCGATTGAAACCGAGCCAAGTTCCAGTCGAAGCATTCGAGTGATGGTAAGGAACACCATAAATCGCAGGAAGCGAAGTCGGTGAACCAATACCCATGACAACGAGAACGTCAGTAGCAACTGCACCAGCAATAGCAGGAGTAACCTGAATTGACTTATTGGGAACGTCCCACTGGGTAATAACACCAGTGCCACGGAGCGTTGCCAAAGTCGTATCATAAACCTGAATGGTCTGCCCGAATCGAACCAGACGAGCACCGAAACCATCCGAGTTTAGAGTATAAGTATCAACTCCACCAGAAGTAGAAACAGCCGAAATGGTTCCAACCACACCATTTCCAGCCTGCATAAGCTGTGCATCAAGCTGACGGCGCAATTCATCCATTGCGCTAGCAGTCAAACGACGAACCGCATTAACAATTGCTTTGCGGTCCGAATCAGTTGACCACTGAGTCAGCTTCGTATATTCAATATTCTCTGAAAGGAATACGGCATTCAGAACCGCCCGGTCAAAGGTCGGCCCGCCACCGCGTCCAAGATCACCACCATCAGCATTAAAATACTGGAATGAACCACCGGGACGAATCTCCAGTGGAATGCGCATCTGGCGATTTGAAATCTTCTCTACGTTTCTCTTTTGAATCGTAGCGAAGAACAAATCATCCATTTCAAATAGAGTCTGGATCTGAGGGACAACCCTCTCCAACTCTAGCGCAACTACTTGCTGTTCAGCAACTGCTGCCATTTACGCTCCTTAGAACCAGATTAAACGCCAACCATTTACCTCAGCAGCCGCACTGAGGACGATACTAGCTGGTAGCATTTCACCGAACTGGATTACCGAAGCGCCTGTAGAACTAAGTAGGATACCAGTATCTCCAGCGACTCCCTTCAGGGTTACCAATCCAGCATCCGTAGCTGGGGGCACGATTACTAAACCATGAACCGTGAATCCATCTACATCTGGAAGCGTGATTGTATTAGCTCCAATGGATAGAGTAACTACCTGCTGTTGAGCAGGAGAATCCTCTAACTCAGAAGTAGCGAAAATCAAATCGCTCTCCTGGTCACCACTGAAACTAATGTAATTCCTGACGAGAGCCGATATTGACACTTTAGGCGTCTCCCATTAGCGCGTTCAGTGCTTCGAAGCTTGACTTACCTCGAACAGAATCCAATTTGGCCTTTTGTTTGTCGGAGCTTAGGCGTTGCTCAGTATTTCTGCTGACGTTTGGCTTTTTGGACTTGAGACGCTGAGGTTCAGTTTCCTGTTCCTCATCATCCTTGTCCTCTCTTACTCTCTTACCCATTCCTTTCAAAGCCTCATTTCGGGCACTTTTAAGCACTGGTGCCAGCAGTGATTTGGCTTTAGAAAGGAATGCTCGGCGAATCTCATCCTGGGATTCCCTAGAAAAGTTCGCCTTGGCCGATTTCTCCCAGAGCTTATCAACGATAGTCTGGAAGCGAGTGTCACGCTCGATTAGGTTCGTGATCTTCTCAAGCGCATCTCGGCTTGCATTACGCTTGACATATTCCGTCATCGAACCCTTAGGATCAATGTTATTATCGATTGCGCTCTTGATAATGTTATTTACGCGAGTGTTCACTTCACTCATCGCAGTATCAATCTGACGTTGAGCAAATGCTTTCTCTCGTTCTGAAAGTTCAGTTTCCTTGGTCTTGTCTTCCGGCTTGGTATCCTTGGACATCTTGGTCGGGTGAGAGAATTTACTCGTCCCGAATGCCCATTTGTTAAGAAGAAGTGCAGCCGTTTTATAATCTTCATCGCCGGAGGATTTGGCTTCCTCGACCATACCAAGGATGATATTCTTAACGATATTACCCTGAACATGCAGATGAGCGGCAGGATCAACCTGCTCAAGATAATCCATCCAGTTATCAACGACTCGATTGAATGTTTCTGGATTCGAGTCCTTGATCATCTTGAGAACGTTATTTACGTTCCCTTTCTCAACCATGTCCTCGGTAAATCTACCAAGAACCTTATGCGATTCAGCCGCTTCCTTGGCATCATCAATGGTTGAAAGGATTTCCGTAAACTGCTGCTCACGGAAATAAGCCTTCTCAAGATATGGGAAATCTTTGAAGAGATTGGGATACTTCTTGAGAATCTCCCGACGCTTAACTGGAGTAGTTAGTTCCAGTTTCTCATCGTCAATTTCCTCAAGGTCTTCCTCAAGCTCTTTTAGAGGATCTTCGTCCTCTTCATCTTCTTCTTCATCATTTTCTTCATCCGTTTCATCAATACCTTCATCAGTGGTTTCCTCTTTTTCATCTTTATCTTTACCTTTCTTTAATGGAGTAGTAAGATCGAGGGTTTCCTGGTCGTCCCCAACTGATAATGCATCGAAAATATCAGCACTTGATTTTCCGCTAGGATTAGGACTAACACTTCCAACCTTACCATCACTGCTAGTTAACTGTTGCGACATCTTCTTCTCCAGTTATTTCCCGATCTCCTTCAGGCTTTTCGGGATTGTTTGGGCCTTTTTCTGCAGAGGCCGACTGCGCTAGAATGGCCTGCTTGTTCATCTCGAAGAAGTGCATTTGACCATGAAGGAGAACGTTCTGATAGCCAGCTTCGTTCTCAATCTTAGCTAGTCTGCCAGCTTCACTTGTAACCCACTGACGAACGATTTCGAACTGAATATCATGCTTATCGTAAGTAACATCAATCTCAACAGACGGCATGAACTGGCCATCGATGCCGGGAATCGGTTCAGATTCCAATAGCTGCTGAATTTCATCAAGCTGTTTGCTACGGTCATCCTCACCAGGAATGTAAAAATCATTCAATCCAACAGCATCTCTGAGAACTGGAATATTCTCAGGCGCAGAGAACATTGCAAGGAATGTTGGATTCTGCGCTTCAATCATCTTCATGATGGTATCTTTAGTCTGAGTCCAAGTAAGAGGCAGGTTCTCGGCAGATTCTAGCTCCACCTTGCCAATCTTACCCTGAAGCTCAGATAAACGAATCATCAAGTTAATGAATGAGCCATCGGGCTTCTTAATGACATCATTCTCGTCAGTTTTGATATTATTGATGTAAATTGGAATTGCCTTGCCTTTAACCTCTCTCCACCAACTTGTGAATAGTTTGTATAGATTCTGAATTCTCTGTCTGGCCTGAGCCTGAGACATTGAGTATTCAGAAGCAGTATTACTTCCATCAAGCTGACCACCGAATAGAGATGGAAGGGCACCGCTTACTAATTGAGCGAGCGACTGAATCGCCTCAAAAAACGGCATCACTTCCTGCGAAAGAGTGGCCGTCTTCATTTGGTAGAAACCGTCGCTCACAGATTTGCCTGATTTGGGAGTTGCTTCGTAAACTCCACCTACCAGGACTTCACTATCTCTATAAGCTTTGAAGTTGAGAACACCAGGATCGGCAAATGTCTGACCAATCCCATGCTCAATCGTCTGCAAAACTAGAGAGATGATATCGTTGGTAATCTCCTGGGTAGTAACCAGAGGAATACCAGCCGGATCGTGAACCAAAAAGTCTTCTTGAGGATTGACTGAAATTGTCCAGTAATCATCAAGAGCCTGTGATTCAGCAGACCCAAATTCGTCATTGACCATGCAAACTTTAACGCCGCGTGGATAAAGCTTCTTCAGCTTCTGAATTTCCTCTTTATCACCAAGGACATTGTATGCTGAAGGACGAAGCCAAGCT